TTGTGATGAAAGTAATAATACACCATCACGTATTGACAGAAATGAACTTTGGGTAGACGTTGCGATTGAGCCAGTAAAAGCGGCTGAATTCATTTATATCCCAGTACGTATCGCTAATACCGGTGCAAATCTAGCCAAATTAATCAATGGTTAATAAGATAAATAATATTAAGGAGATATAAAAATGGCAATAGCCTCAAATTCACTGTTTAACATGACAGTAGGGTCAGATAATACCCCTAGCTCTCAGGGCTTGTTAATGCCTAAGTTACAGTATCGCTTTAGAGCATTATTTATTAACTTTGGCGTTGGTGGTTCAACACAAGAATTGACTAAACAAGTTATGGATATTCAACGTCCTCAAATTCAATTTGAAGAAATACCAATCGATATATATAACTCAAAAATATATATTACAGGCAAACCTTCATGGCAAGAAACAACAATTAACTTGCGTGATGATGCAGGCGGTAATGTAAGTAAACTAGTTGGTCAACAAATTCAGAAACAATTTGACTTTGTTGAACAAGCATCAGCAGCAACTGGTCAAGACTATAAGTTTCAAATCACTTATGAAGTACTTGATGGTGGTAATGGCGTACTAGTTCCTAATACATTAGAGACTTGGGAATTATATGGTTGCTTCATTAAGACTGCTAACTATAACAATATGGATTATAAGTCAAATGAACCAGCAACTATTCAATTAGCAATTCGCTTTGATAACGCAGTTCAATCACCGTTGGCGAGTGGTATAGGTACTAAGGTCGGCAGAGCATTAGGTGGCACTGCTGTAACTGGTATTGGTTCTTCAAGGTAATAAATGGCTGGCTTCTTTCAGCCTTTTCTTAATGGTGGAGCCGGCGGATTAGTCGGCTCACTTACATCTGGTCTTGCTAGTGGTGCAAAAGGACTAGCAGGAGATGCACTAAAAGGTTTCTTAACTAACGATTACTTGCGTGATTATACTCATGCAAGTAAAACCTTTGTATCTAATGCATACGGATATGCACCTAAATATAAATTCTTATTTCACGTATATTTTGAAACTAACGATTCTAACATAACTGCATTACAAGAACCCACAATGCCAAGTGATAGAAATTATGGATTGGCAGTAAAGTCAGTACAATTACCAAAATATAGTTTTGATTTACATCAAATGAATCAGTATAATCGTAAAAGAATTATACAAACTAAAATTAAATATGATCCTATTCAAATACAGTTCCATGATGACAACAGTAATTTGATTAATAAATTGTGGTATGCTTATTATACATATTATTATAAAGATGCATTGCAATCTGATCCTGTAGGTGCAACATCAACAAAGAAAAATAACGACTTACGTAAAACAAAAGACATAAACACTAGAACAATATACGATCCAAACATTAGTCAAAATGATGATTGGGGATATATAGGTGAACCAGATACATCAAGTAATACCTACGTCAAAGATCCTTTCTTCAGATCCATTAACATATATGGATTCAATCAACATAACTTTATATTATATAGATTGATTAATCCAATGATATCAAGTTTTTCACATGACCAATATCAATATAGTGAAGCAAACGGAATCATGGAAAACACAATGACAGTTGAGTATGAAACTGTTAAGTATTATACTGGTGCAGTAGACGGTAAAAACCCAAGTCAAATGGTACCTAAGTTTGGTGAAGACGACCATTATGATAAGAGAGTAAGCCCATTGGCTGCTCCTGGAAGCAATTCTAGTATATTAGGTCAAGGTGGTTTAGTTGATAGTGCAGGTGGTATCATGGAAGATATTCAAAATGGTAACTTCTTAGGTGCAGCCAGAGGTATCGCTGGTGTTTCTAAAACATTCAAGAATCCACAGACATTAATTAATTCAGCAAAAGCAGAAGTGTTAGGTGCTAGCGTAGGATGGTTAACAGGCACACCTAACAGAAATAACTTATTCAACTTTCCATCTCAAACAGACGCGGTTACTGCTGTTAATAGTACGATAGGTAATGCTAGTCAGTCAGTTAGTGATTATGTTAAAAACGTAAGATTAAGTAATAGTGGTCTTACGACTAAACCCGGCGTTGACCTTGGTAAATAATATATGAATACTGTAGACGCACCTAGTTCAGCATTAGATACATCTGTAAAACTATTTGATAGTTTTTATAACTATGATATGGTTGTAGATGCTACGCAATATGAAATCGTTCGTTCATATTTTAAATCAATTAACAATAGTGATACTATTGCCGCAAACTTTGCAACTATGATTTTTAGAATTGCAAACATTACCGGAGAGAATGCTCTTAACTTATTAAACTTTATTCAAGGTAAATCAAAACTAGAAGCAAATGCTATTATGATTTATTATTTAAATAATATAAAAAGTAAAACTGCATTATACGGTATCAGCGTTGTCCCTCACGCTAACGACAACGTACAACGTAATATTGTAGTATAATGGCTAATTACGCACAGGGTATTTTTGTCCCAACCAATCCAAAAAAATATATAGGAAAACATGATCCTAAATATCGTTCAGGTTGGGAATTCACATTTATGCAATTCTGTGATAGAAATAAAAATATTATTCAATGGTCAAGTGAATCAATTGTAATACCCTATATACATCCATTGACAGGTAAAAGGACTAATTATATACCTGACTTCTTAGTAGTATATGAAAATAAACATGGTCAACAAAAAGCAGAGATTGTTGAAATTAAACCTAAAAAACAAAGCCTTATTGAAAGCAGAATGACTGCTCAAAATAGGGCAGTCGTAGCAGTCAACCATGCTAAATGGGCAAGTGCTATGGCATTCTGTAAACAAAACGGACTTACTTTCCGTGTTATTACTGAAGACGACCTTTTCTATCAGGGTAAGAAAAAGTAATAAATACTACTATTATAGGATAGTAGCATGACAAAAAAACTTGAAGAATTATTTGAACTTCCGCAGCCAGATGATAAACTCAATGAGGAAATTATTGAGATCGCGGAAATAGAAATAATATCACAAGAAACGTATTCAACACTTGAAAAGATAGAAAATGCATTACCTCAAATCAGAGGTCTTGAAGCAAGTGATACTGAAATGGATGAACTTGCAGGATTGGCTACATCTAGTTATAAAGACTTGATGGATTTGGGTATGCAAGTTGATAGTCGTTTTGCCAGTGAGATATTCAATAGTGCTAGTAGTATGCTAGGTCATGCTATTACTGCTAAGACTGCTAAAATCAACAAGAAACTTAAAATGCTTGATTTACAGTTAAAGAAAGCAAGTTTGGATCACAAAATTAGTGAGAAAGTAAAAGAAATCGATGCTATTCCATCAGGCGAGGGTACATTACTAGACCGTAATGAACTACTTAAGAGTATTCTGGAAAGTAAAAAAACGCAATAAAGATAAATATTATATAGGAATAAAATATGAAAAGCCTTCGTCACTATTTAATGGAATCAGCAAGAACGTACAAGTATACTATCAAAATCGCAGGTGATTTAGATAAGAACTTTCTTGATATGTTTATGTATAACCTTTCAAAGTTTGACCCCGTCAAAATTGAAGATCCAAAAACAACCCCAATTCAAAAAGACCCATATGGATTCCCTGAGTTACAGAACGAATCTGTAACAATCATTAAAGCAGAATTCAAATACCCAGCAAATGAACCAATGATTCAGCAAGTTGCACAATCACTAGGATGCAATATCAATAAAGTTAGAGTTACAACTACAGACTATAATGATAGTATCAATGCAGAAAGTGAAAAGTTAGGTAATGAGATGAAGGCAGAACCATTATTGTTACAGCCTGAAATGGAAGACAATGGTAAACAAGCCAGTAAAGATTATGCAAATCAATACTTAGATAAAGTAGTTCCAAAGAGACCTAGTATTGATTATATGTTTGATGCCCCCAAGACTCCAACAAGTCCTAACAATAGTAAAGAAGGTATCAACACACAAAGCCCAATGTCTAAGATGACTCCTATTCAAAAGCCATTGACAGGCAATGCCAGAATTAACAAAGGTAAATAATGATGGATTTTTCTACTAGTCAACTGACATGGATATTAATTGGTGCATGTAGCATAGGCGGTACTGGATACATGACTATGGATACTGCTCTACAAAAATTAGACGTTAAGATGGAAGTTACTAGCGTCAATGTACAAAACAATAACGAAAAATTAGAAGAATTAAAAAAACAACTTATACGTATTGAAGATAAGTTGGATAAGAGAAAATAAGGATAAGACATAATGGATTTCAAAAGCCTAATACAATCACTAGACACTATCAATGAAGATAGTAGAGTTCATAAAGGTACTTATGGTACTAGTCATGGCAAAGAAGATGTACGTGACCAATATGGACATCGTGTCGGCAAAGTAAACAAAGGTGCTGAAACGAAAAAAGATGAGCCTAAAAAAGGTCGTGGTCGTCCTAAGAAGGGTGCAGGTACATCCGGTGAACATAAAACGTATGATACATCAACATTAGGTTCGGTGTTTGGTGGTGGTAAGAAGCCAAGCAAAGAAGTAGGCAAGAAATCCGTTAAACATAGTTTGAAAGAATATATTGAAGAAGCAGAATCGGCATTGAACGAAGATGCTAATTTAGGTGTTAAGCCATTGCCGGGCGCAAGTGAAATTACAATGAATAATCAGCCAACTGGTATTACTGCTAAAGATCCACAATCAGCAACTAAAATTAAAGACCTAATGGCTACCGGTAGCATATCAATGCCTGACTCAACTAATGATAACAGTGGTATTAATAATTCATTAGGTGAAGATGGATTTGATGATGAACACAGTGGACATGATCCTGCCGAATATGGTATGGAAGGTGATTTTGTTAAGACACAATTACACACTATTGCACGTTCAACACAAGACTTAGAAGAAAGATTAAGTGACCAAGAAGACTTACCTGAATGGGTTGAGATGAAAATTTCTCAAGCACAAGGTATGTTAGCAAGTGTT